AGAAGCCCCCCAGTGCCGTGTTCTCCCCCCTCGATCCGTCGTGTTCGTTGACGTTGGCCGTTGTTCGGTGTAGATGGGGCGCGGGAGGGGTTGATCGTGCCGAAAGCGCCGTATGGCCGTAAGGGGTACCGCCAGGGGCGGGCCGTGTTGTTGGGGCAGCCGTGCGTCCACGGGTGCGGCCGGCCGTCGTCGATCGCTGATCATCAGCCTCCGTTGTCGTTGCATGATCACGTCGACGGGTCGGGGTGTTGTGTGCTGGTGCCGTCGTGTGCGAAGTGTTCGGTGGAGCAGGGCGGTGCGATCAGTCGGGCTCTCGCCTTGGGGGCGTCCCGCCGGATCGAGGTGGAGGTTGTCGAGCCGGACGGGTTTGGACCCCGTGATGAGATCTGGGATCAGGCGCCGTGGCTGCGCGGGTTGCGGCGAATCCCGAAGGATGCGACGTGGCCGCGTCTGATGACGGCTCCGCATCCGCGGGCGGTCGGGTCGCACGGGGCGCAGTTCGTGAAGTGGGGTGAGGCGTGGACCGGCAAGAAGCTGCGCTGGTTCCAGAAGCTGATCGCCTACCGCATGCTCGAGTACGACCGGGATGGGCATCTGGTGTGGGAGCAGATCATCGTGTCGATGGCCCGTCAGGTCGGCAAGTCGTATCTGTTGCGCCTGCTTGCTCTGTGGCGGATGCATCACGGGCACCTGTTCGGCGGCGAACCGCAGCTCGTCCTGCACACCGCGAGCTCGTTGTCGATCGCCCGGGAGGTGATCGCCCCGGCGCAACGTTGGGCCCAGTTGCAGGACGGCGAGTACAAGGTGCGGTTCACGAACGGCGAGTTGGAGATCTACCGCAACGCCGATGGGGCCCGCTGGATCGTGCGTGCCAACCGGAGCCTGGTCGGGTATTCGGCTGCCCTGGCGATCTGCGACGAGGCGTTCGACGTCGACGAGGTTGTCGTCACTGAGGGCCTGGAACCGACGACGGCGGCGATCGAAGACTCCCAGCTGCTGCTCGTCTCCACGGCGCATTCGCATCCGAAGGATCTGATCCCGAACCGGCGCATGGCCGCCCTGGCCACCCTGGGGGAGCCGGCGTCGGATCTGATCATCGAATGGTCCTCGCCCCGCAGCATGGACATCTGGGACCGCAAGGCGTGGCGTCAGGCGTCGCCGTACTGGACCGACCGCCGCGAGCGGCTGATCGAGCGCAAGCTGCGTGACGCCGAAGCGAAGGGCGAAGGGCTCGAGGCCGTCGCTGCCCAGTGGTTCTGCTGGTGGCCGCCGAAGGCGACCCCGGCGTTGAAGGGGGAGCCGTTGATCGTCGCCGACCGCTGGTTCGCCGCCCAATGCCTCGACGACACGATCGGCGCCCTGGTCGTCGGCGTCGAGGACAACGCCGGGCAGGGGGCGGCGGTGGCGTTCTGCGGGCAGATCCCTGACGGCCGGTTCGTGGTCGGTGGCGAGGTGTGCGAAAACCGGGCCGCCGCCTACCTGTTGGCATCCCAGGCCGTCGAGGCCCGTGACGGTTCCCAGCTGGTGGTCGGAGCCTCGCTGTCGGGGGACCCTGCGCTCGGCGAACTCGGTGCCCCGGTGCATCGCGCCGGGCGCGGGGAAACCCCGTCCGCGCTCGCCACGTTGCGGGACCTGTTGGGCACCGGGCAGCTGGTGCAGGACGGGTCACCGGATTTGGAGCGGCAGGCTCTGTCGGTGCGGGTCACGGTCGGCAATGGCGGCGCCCTGTCACTCGTTACCGGTGCCCGCTCGGATCTGTTGCGTGCTACCGCGTGGGCGTTGCAGCGGGCGGACCGGGATCCGGTGATCGCCCCACAGATCCACGTCGCCTAGCACAGTCCTCGTTGCATTTGCAACGACCGTGTACGTTGACTGCAGGGATGGAGTCGCACACCGCGTCCGGGCTGCTGGTCGAACATCGGGCCGCGTTCCCCAGGGACACTCCGAACAGCAACCCGCCGGCATCAGTACCACCGGCGTCGGTAGGGCCGAACGTGTACAACCCGGGTGACCCGAACGGCGTCCTGTTCATCGACGAAGGACCGGCCGCTCCCCGTAGCGGATTGCCACGGGCCCAGCCGTGGTCGGGTTGGCCGACGGAATGGCAGACCCCGAACTGGTGGGGACGCGTCGAACAGCTCACCGACACCGCGTGGGCGTGCCTCGACTTGAACTCCCGTGTTCTCGCGACGATGCCGCCTTATCTCGTCGGGGCATCACCCAGCCTGCCGGCGGACTGGATCAACAACCCCGACCCCGACCAGTACCCGTCGTGGCACGCGTTCGCGAAACGGCTGGTGTGGGACTTCCTGATGGGCGAGGCGTTCGTGTTGGCGACCGCCCGATACTCGAACGACTACCCGGCCCGGTTCCATGTGGTGCCGCCGTGGATGGTCAACGTCGAGATCGACCCCGACGGTCTCCGCTCCTATGCGATCGGGAACATCGACGTCACCGGCGACATCCTCCACATCTGGTACGAGATCTGTTCCGGCGAAGCCCGCGGACATGGCCCGCTCGACGCCGGCAGCTATCGGCTGGTCGCCGCCAACGCCCTCGCCCGGTACGCGTCGAACCTGGCCGCCGGCGGAGGCATCCCCAACGCCGTGCTCGTCCACCCCGGGAACTTGAACGCCGCCCAGGCCGCCGAGCTGCAGTCGGCGTGGGTGACTGCCCGCATGTCGTCGATGGGGCTACCGGCCGTGTTGTCGGGTGGGATCGACTTCAAGACGGTGTCCCTGTCACCGCAGGACATGGCGTTGATCGAGCTCGCCCAGTTCAACGAATCCCGCATCGCCGTCTTGCTCGGCGTCCCACCATTCCTGATGGGCCTGCCGTCCGGTGGTGATTCGATGACCTACTCCAACGTGGAATCGCTATTCGATTACCACTGGCGGGCCCAGTTGTCGACGATCGCCGACGCCGTGATGTCCGCCCTGTCCGGCTGGTTGCTCCCCAGGGGCACAGCGATCGAGTTGAACCGCGACGAATACGTGAAAGCGGCACCGTTCGAACGGGCCCAAACCGAGCAGATCTACATCCAGAACAACGTCCTCTCCGCCGACGAGGTGCGGGAGCTGGAACGGTTCTCGAAGGCGGCCCCAACCCAAACCCTCACATCGGGAGTGCTCCAGTGAACGACGAACACGGCCCGATCGAGATCCGCTCGGCCACCATCACCGACGTCGGCTACCCCGACCGCACCATCGAACTGATCGCCGCCCCGTACGACGAATGGACCGCCGTCGAACACAAAGGCCGGATCGTGGAGGAGTCGATCGCCCCCGGCGCGTTCGGGGCCGTCGTCAACCGGGCCCGCAAGTTCGTCGTCAACTTCGAACACGACCCGGACCGCTGGTTGGGCAGTGTCGTCGAACTGCGCCCCACCGACCCCGCTGGTCTACGCGCCAAGTTGAAGATCCGTCGCACCCCCGAAGGGGACCAGGCGTTGAACGACGCCGCCGACGGGATGCTCGGCGCCTCCGTCGGGATGGCAGTGTCACCCGATCATCAACGCTGGGAGACCTCGAGCCGACGGCGGATCCTGAAAGCGTTCCTCGATCACATCGCGTTGACTGCCAGCCCCGCCTACCTCGGCGCCGAAGTGCTCGAGGTACGTCACAGTCCGACGATCGTCGAGTTGCCGGCATCGGCGACCCCGAATTTGGATCGGGTGCTGGCGGAGCTCGCCGCCGACGGTTATCGTGCTGTTCTGACGTAAGGACGCATCGCCACCGGACGAGGTAACGGCTAGACGCCGGCCGGTGAAACGGGTGAGCCGCTTACACGAAACCCATTAATGCTGTTTTCGTGTGAAAGGGGTCGCCCAGTGAGTGCGACTGATGCGATGCTCGCCCGCCTCCAAGCGGAGCTCGAGGAACGTAAGACGTTCATGGACGGGCTGATCGACGCCGCCCAAGAAAAGGGCCGTGATCTGTCGTCCGAGGAGATGGAGTTGTACTCCCGGGCCCGGGACCGGATGAAGGTCCTCGAGGGGCAGATGGAACCGCTCCGCGAAGGGGCCCGGATCGCCGCCGACTCGTCCCGCCGCAGCGCCGAGCTGCAGGAGGCGTTCGCGATCGCCCGCAACCCGAACCTGATCGCCTCCGCGGTCGAGTACCGGTCGGTCGGCGCCTACGTCGTCGACCGGTACTACGCGGCGATGGGCGACGACGACTCGTACCGGCGGATGGACATGTTCCACCGCGCCGCCGCGCATCAAACGACAGCGGACAACCCCGGTCTGCTGCCCGAAAGCATCGTCGGCCCGCTCGTCAACTTCGTCGACACCGCCCGCCCGCTCGTCGCCGCCCTCGGCCCGCAGGATCTCGGCACCGGCACCTGGGCCTACGCCCGGGTCACGCAACACACCCAGGTCGGGGTGCAGTCGGCGGAGAAGACCGAGCTCCCCAGCCGCAAGATGACGATCACCAAGACGCCGCTGTCGGCCCCCACCTACGGCGGCTACGTCAACGTGTCCCGTCAGGACATTTCGAGGACCAGCCCCGGGATCCTCGACATGGTCATCAACGACCTCGCTGGCCAGTACTCGATCCAGACCGAAGCCGCCGCGGCGACGGACCTGACCGCGGCCGCCCAGGCCGGCCCCGTGATCCCGGCGACACCGACGGGGGCCAACATCGCCACCGCCATCTGGGGTGCCGCCGGCTCCGTGTTCGCCGCCACCAAGGGGCAGGGCCGCACCGTCGTCGCCGTGTCACCCGATCAGCTCGGCGCCATCGGGCCCGTGTTCCCCGGCATCAACCCGACCAACGCCTACTCCGGCGGGTTCCAAGCCTCGGACATCTCCCAAGGTCAGGTCGGTGCCCTGTCCGGGTTGACGGTGATCATGTCCGCCGGTTTGGCGACCGACACGATCCTCGTGTTCTCCACCGCCGCGGTGCGCTGCTTCGAAGCCCGCTACGGGGCTCTGCAGGTTGTGGAGCCGTCGGTGTGGGGTGTCCAGGTCGGCTACGCCGGCGACTTCGAGACGGTCGTCGTCGAGCCCACCGGCATCGTCCGGGTGACCACGGCATGACCGACTGGTACGCCCCGAACCAGCAGGCGGTCGGCACCGAACCCGCCGCCGGCACAGCCCGTCCGACGAAGACGAAGGACGAACCGGAACCCGCCAAGACGTCCAAGTCCAAGGGCAAGGACGACTAGCCAGTGGCGACCGTCAACGCCGACCTCGACGCCCTCCGTTCGTCGCTCGGGACCGTCTCCAACGAGGCGAACACCCTGCTGCGCCGAGCGTTGGATGTTGCGACGGCGTGGACGGCGGAGCGGGTCACCGCCGCCGGGTTCGACACCCCGGAAGTGCAGGAGGCGATCATCCTGCTCGCCTCCCGGCTCTACAAGCGGCGTCAGTCCCCGGAAGGGGTGGCCGGCTGGGGCGACCTCGGTGTGGTCCGGATCGTCGCCTCGGATCCGGACGTCAACCGTCTCCTCGAGCACCACTTGGACATGTGCAAGGCCGGGGTTGCCTGATGCTCACCGAGTTCCGACGCGCAGTTTTCGACGCCCTCGGATCGGCGTCGGTCCCGGTGTACGGGTGGCTGCCCGACGACCCGGCACATCTGCCGTGTCTGGTCGTCGGGCGGCCTGCCGTCCGCGAGTCCGGCACCCCCGGCGTCTCCACCCTCGAGCTCGGGGTGACACTGCTCGGCCGGCGGGTCGTTGACGACGACGCCCAGGAACAGCTCGACGCATTGGGCGACGAGCTCCTGAAGGTGTTGGGCGGCACCAAGAACCGCAAGGTCGACGGCCGCTACCTGCGTTGCACGACTCTCGACCCGGCGACGGCGACGGTCGCCGGAGTCGAGATCCCCGCCTACGTCGCCACCGTCGACACCGAAGACCTGACCTGCTGAGGAGAAACCATGTCCCGAGAGATCTTCCAGATCGAAGACGGCAAGCTGTACCTGACGTTGGTCAACACGGCCGCTGTCGGCTACGACACCGACTGGCTCGCCCCCGGCGGCGACGACGTCACCGAAGTCACCCCGTCCGATTATTCGACCGGTGTCGACATGTCCTGCCAGGTGTCGTCCGCCGCCCTGAATGCGTCGTCGACGGTGAACACGGTGACGGTCCCGGCGACGTTCTGCGCCCCCGAAGAGAACGTTCCCCAACCCGCCTCGACCGCATACTCGCTGGACGCCACGATCCTGCAGGACCCGCACATCTCCACCGGTGTGTCCCGGTTCCTGTTCGAGCACGACACCAAGTCGGCGTACTTCATGTTGGAGCTGGCGTCGGGCATGGCGCCGCGGGCGATCGGGGTGTGCCGGGTCATCGCCGGTTCGTTCGGTGGTGACGCCCGCGCCAACCTGACCGCCACCCTCGCCCTCCCCGTCACCGGCAAACCGCAGATCCTGTTCGGTGACGCCACGACCTCGGTGCCGATCCCCGCAGTGGCGTGATGTGGATGTCACGTACACGCCGACCGGCAGCCTCGAGGACGCCCTTGCCAACCTGAACAAGGCGTTCACCAAGGCCCAGCGCGACGTCGGTCGCACGGTCGCCGGCGTCGGCCGCCGCGTCATCCTCGACGAAGCCAAGGCGAAACGTGGCACCTTGCGGATGTCGGGGATGAACGTGTCCCGGCTCGGTGCGTCAGCGAAGATCACCGCCACCCCGACGCGGGCGGTCGTCAAGTTGACGGCGAAGCCGGCTGGGCCGTGGGCGATCGTCGAGTACGGCACCGTCGCCCACCTCATCGCCCCGAAGACGAAGAAGGCTGTGACCGCTCAGCCGTATGGGGTGTTCGCCCACGTCCAACACCGCGGCTCAAGGGCTGAGCACATCTGGCAGGCCGCGACCGCTGGGGGCGGGGACTCCAAGATCGAGAAGGCCGTCACCTCCACGTTCGATGAGGCGTTCAGCTGATGGCCGGCAAGAAACTCGAATACCAGATCGACGTTGATTCGTCGCAAGGCATCCAAGGGCTGAAGCAGTTCTCGACGGCGGTCAGCCGTGAACTGAAGAACATCGAGGACAGCTTCGACGACTCGGCCGGCGCCGGTGAGAAGGTTGCCGCCGCCCTCAAAGCGATCGCCGCCGCAGCCGACGCCGAGCTCACCGAGGCCGCCGCCGCAGCCGAGAAGTTGAGTGTCGCTCTCGGCCCGGAGCTCACCGGGCGGATGGACATCGGCGCCGTCGTCGGCGACCTGAACCGGATGGGTCTGTCGTTCGAGGAGATCGCCGCCGACGCCGACAAGTTGGCCGACGCCCTCCGCGACATCGACAAGGTCGAAGTGCGTGGCGTCGAATCCGGGCTCGGCAAGGTCAAGACCGGCACCGACGACATGGCCGACTCGGCCCGGGGCGCCAACAGCGCCCTGGCGAACATGATCGGCAACGCCTCCCAGGACCTCGGTGTGCTGGGTGGGATCGCCGGATCGGCCGGGGTGGCGATCGGTCAGATGGCCGAGTACGCCGCCGACGCTGCGCTCGGCGGCGAGAAGCTCGGCTCCGCACTCAGGTCGATGGCGTTGGTGGTCGGCCCGATCGCCGCGATCACCGCCGCCGTGTCGGCGATCTCCGGGGTGATGGCCGAGATCGCCGCCGAGTCCGAGGCCGCGGCGACCCGCACCAAAGCGGTCGGTGACGCGATGGATGCCACCGCCGTCGACGCCGTCGGGATGTCCGATGCGTTGAAGGGCAACGTCGCCGACCTCCGCAACCTGAACGTGCAGGCGTCCACGTTCTCCGGGCTCACCTCCCAGTACTTCGCCAGCATCCTGCGCGGGCTGCCGTTGATCGGCGGTGTGATCTCCGACAACGGCACCGACATCGTCGAGATCCTCAACGACGCCAACCTGTCGATGTACGACCTGGCCCGCGCCGGGCTCGTCGGCAGCGAAGGTTGGAAGCTGTTCTCGCAGGGCGCCGAGGAGGCGTTCGACGCCGGCAAGATCACCGAGGAGCAGCTCGAGGCGTTGCTCGACGTCGGGTTCAAGTACGCCAAGGCGAACGACGAGAACGCCGAAGCACAGCAGGCGTTCAACGTCGACCTGCGGGCTGCCAACGAACTGCTCGACGAGATGCTCGCCAAGGACCGCCCGTTGGAGCAGTACGGCGACACGTGGAAGACACTGTTCGACGATCTGGCCGACGGCCGCATCGACACCCAGGCGGCCGCCGACGCCGTCAACTTTCTCGCCGAAGCCCTCGGCCGCACCCCCGACGAAATCCTCGCTCTCGCCAACGCCCACCTCGACCAGGTGATGCAGGACAACGCCGACGCCACCGCTGACGCCGCGGCCGAGCAGGAGGCGTACAACGATCGGCTGCTCGACACGATCCGCAACCAGGAAGACGTGAAAGGCGCCGTCCGTCAGGCGCAGGTGGCGATCGGCCGGCTCGCCAACACGTTCTCGCAGATGAAGATCCGCGGGGAGACGTTGTCGAACCTGTTCGAGCTCGGCAACGCCCCGCTCGACGCGCTCGGCTCGATGCATGACATCGAGGGCGGCATCGACGACCTGCGCCACTTCCTCAGGGACGAAGGTGTCCCCGACATCTTCGACCCTGATGATGTCGACGCCGGACCGTTCCTCGACAAGATCGACAGTCTGCGCGGCCCGATCCAGGAGAAGATCACCGCCGCGTTCGAAGCCGGCGGTCCGGAGGCGGCGAAAGCGACCGCCGACTCCTACATCGACAGCATCGTCCACGAGCTCCACGGCAAGCTGACCCACGACCAGGTCGAAACCTTGCTCGGGCTCGGCGACCTCGAGGCGATCATCAAGGTCGCCCTGGAGCAGACGACGTTGGAGAACGTCAAACAGCAGTTGGAGATCCTCACCGGGATCTCCGGGGAAACCCCGTGGACGGCGTCGATCGCGTTGGCGTTGGACGCCGGGACGATCACCCCGCAGGCCGCCGAGATCCTCGTCCAGGCCGCGTTGAAGGGGCGGGGTGTGCTCATCCCGTCGAAGCTGGACACTCCGGACACGGCGGCGGCGATGAGGGAGGCGGCGGCGTTCGCCGCTGAGAACGGGATCGTGATCCCGCTCGACGCCGACCCGACCAAGTCCGAGGACACGATCACCGATCACCGCAACAAGCAGCGGCCACCGATCGTGTTGAACGTCGAGTCGCTCCCCACCGGGCTCGACGAGACGGCGGCGGTGATCGGCGAAGGTCCCGGCGGCCGCGGGTGGCCGCCGATCAGTGTCCCGGTCACCTTGGACTGGTCCCACACGCAAGGGCCCGGCAGCAGCAGCTCGGGCGCCTCCCCCGTCCCGAGCACCCTCGCCGTCGGCCCGACCGCGATGGGGGCAACCGTCACACCGATGGCCGGTCCGTCGCTGGCACCAGTCACGATCCCGGTTGCCTACGCCGGTGGCGCCGCCACGCAGCAGGTGACGCAGTACATCACGGTGCAGGCAGCGGTGATCGGTGACCCGTTCGCCGTGTCCGCCGCCATCGAGGACGGCGTGCGCCGGGCCAACCGACTCAACCCGCTGGTCGCCTGATGCCGACGCCCACGTTCGAGTTCACCGACCGGGCCACCCCGATCGTCCAGTTCGGCCGGTCCGAGGTCCGCCAGTTGGGCAACGACCGGTGGACCCGTTCCCGCTGGGGGCATGGCCGGTGGGGGGCGGATGATTGGGAACCGATCTGGTCGGACGCCACCTGTGAGATCCATGAGATCACGACCAACACCGGGCGCGGTCCGGCACCGGACCGGTTCATCCCGGGCACCGCCCTGATCGTCGCCTCCAACATGCATGGCCTGTCGGGGCTGGTGTTCCCCGAGCTGGCGCCGCCGGAGAAGTTGCAGCTGGTGCCGCAGCCCCCGGTGGCGAACGAAGAGGAGTTGCAGGCCCCGGGCGCGGCGACGATCGTGTCGAACGGCTGGTCGTTTAGCGACGACTTCGAACGGGTCCCGCCCCGCTGGATCTTCCCTGGGGCGTGGGCGACCGGGGGGACGTTCCCGTGCGGCCCGTTCAAACAGTTGATCGGGGACGTGTGGGCGCCACCGGTGTATCGGGATCCGGCGTTGACCGGCGGCACCTGGTTCGAAGGATCCGCCGCCGCCCAATGGACCGGGGTCTACGCCGCCGTCTGCCAGTTGACGGTCACCGTCAACCCGGTCACCTGGCCCGCCGCCCCCACCGCTGGGTCGCCGACGGTCGTGTACGAGCTCTACGCCCGGATGACGACGACCAACAAGGCGTGTCAATGCCTGCGGGTCACGTACACCCCCGGGTTCGCCGGGGCGGACAACACGATCACCCTGGATCTGTTCCGGATGGCCGCCGACGGTTCCCGTGCCGCTGGCGGCACACCGCAAACCGTGAACCTGGGGGCCACGAACGGGGCGTTCCCCGCCGCCGTGTTCACCCTCGACGCCCAACCGTTGGGGACCGGCACCTACATGTCGGTGAGCCGCAACGGGTCCGCCGTCTACAACTGGGTCGACACGTCGGCGCCGGCCGGGAACCGGATCGGGGTGTTCTGCCGGGTCGTCGAAGGCAAACACACCGGCACCCATGTCGTCCCGGAGATCACCGCCATCTCCACGTTCGACTTCGACGACGACCTGACCCGCCCCACCGGATCCGGCTGGTACCTGCCGAAGGTGTACCAACGGACCTTCGCGGTCGACCCGATGATCGTCGACGGCGGGGCGATGCGCCCACCCGAAACGTTCGCCGCCCAGTTCGACGGCGTGTACCGGGCCAAGGGGGTCGCCCAGTTCGACGCCGAGTTCACCGGCGACCAGTACTTCGAGTTCGACATCACCGACGTGTCGATGCCGACCGGTCTCGCCGGACCGTGCGAAACGTTCATCGAAGTCCTGTTGCACGCCAACCGGCACGACGTCGCCGCGGTGCGTTGCATCATCGACTACATCCCCGACTGGGGGCCCGGGTCGGAGACGGTGATCTCCTGGCGGTTCTACCAGTCAGGATCCACCGGGGACTCGTTCTACGACCCGGGTGTGTTCGGCGACATCAACCTGGGGGCGACCGACGGGGTGTTCCCGGAACCGGCACGTTGGCGGGTCGAGTCCGACCTGACCGGTGAGAACCGCCTGTTCCTCGACGGCACCCTGATCGCCACCGCGATGTTCCCGGACCCACCGACGGGGGGCCGGGTCGGGATCTCCGTCAACTGGCAGGCCGGCGGACCGGTCGCCGGGAACCCGCGGCCGACGGTGGCCCGCCTCGAGCGGGTGTCGGCCGGTTTGCGGGAACCGTTGGGCACCGAGGAGCTCGGCACCTGGGTGCGGATCGGGGTCGACCATCAGACGTTGGGGAAACAGTGGTTCTTCCGCGGGTTCGTCGACGGCATGGTCCCCACCTACATCCCGGAACGTCCGGACGCGGTGCGGATCGAATGCATCGACGCCCTGGGGGAAGCCGGGCGGGCCCGGATCCTCGACACGTCGATCCCGCACCGGATCGCCGAGGCCCACACCCGGATCAGGCAGATCCTCAACGTGTCCGGCTTCCCCCGCAAGCTGTGCCGGATCGGTGACGACGCCACCGCCATGTCCCGACCCTCGTCCGGGAAAGCGGTCGACGCCCTCACCCATGTCGCCGAATCCTGCGGTGGCGCCGTCTACGGCGACCCCGACACCGGCGAAGTCGTGTTCTGGGGGCAGGACTGGCAGGCGTTCGACGCCGGCTCCCTGCCGCAGGCGTTCATCACCAACTTCCGTCCCGACGACGAAGAGCCCCGCCCCCGAGTGTGCCCGGTCGGGTGGGAGATGTCGCAACGCCGCCAGGACATGAACACCCGGGCCCGGTTCTCGACCGTCACCTCCGACACCGACGACGCCGACCCGATCGTCCGCGAATGGCGCTCCGCGGAAGCCGAAGCGATCTACGGGATCGAACTCGCTCAACGCACCGTCCTGTGCGTCACCCGGGAACGCGTCGACGAGCTCGCCTCCCGCCACCTCCGCCTCCGCAGCCCCCGCACCTTCCCCCGCGTCGAAGCAGTCCTGTTGGACGCCGCCACCGCCGACGAAGCGTTGGACCTCATGACCACCGCCCAGTTCCACCGGCCGCCGTCCCGCTACCAATGTCAGCTGCGCCGCGACGGCGAATGGGTGTTCAACCGCCAGTACCTGGTGACCGGTGTCCGCCATCAGATCGCCCCGCACCGTTGGACCTGCCGGTTGCAGCTCGACATCGCGTCGGCGTTCGTCGCTCACGGCGCCCGCTGGGGACGGGACCGGTGGAACCGGCCGGAGGCCACATGGGGACGGACCCGATGAAAGGACAGCACTGATGGCGTTACCGACCGGGCCGATCCCGCTCGTCGCGTTCGACGAGATCATCGAAGAGTCATGGGGTGACTCGGTCGCCCAGTCACTCAACAACTTGAACCAGGCCGACGACCGGCTGCTGTGGACCCCCGACACCGAATACTTGGCGACGACGTCGACGACGACGTGGACGAACTGGTTCCGGGTCGGCGGCTCGTCGGGGGTGATCACCGTCCCCGACTGGGCCGGCCACGTCACCGCCCACGTCGGGATCAACGGGATCCACGACACCGGCGCCGCCAACGACACCTACATCCTCCGGTTGAAGATCGGGCCGGAGGCCGGACGGTCGATCCGACTGTCGTCCCCGTTGCCGCTCGGCTGGTTCCCAGCGATGTGGATCGACCGGCTCGCCTGCTCATCGATCGAAGGTGACCGGTCGGTGTGGATCCAGGCGATGCGAACCGGGGGCGCCGACCGGTTCGCCGTCGACAACCAGTCCGACGTCGCCGTGTTCCTCACGTTCCAAGGGGCGATCGGCTGATGCTGCGCCCCTACGTCACCGACATGCCGGCCCGCCGCGACCTGTCGTTCCGCACCAACTCGGACCAGACGTTCGGCGCCGTCTGGGTCAAGGTCGACGGCACCCCGGTCGAAGTCGTCTCCGCGGTGTGCAGCCTCGAGTTCGACCTGCAACCCACCTTGTTCGACCCTGACACCGGTGAGCCGTTGCCGGATCCGGACCCGGTGCGTCACACCATCGACTCGACGGACCCGGCGGATCCGGCCGGGTTCATCGACTTGGACGGCTACCTGCTCGGCCAGGTCGTCGTGTTCCTCCCCCACGGCGTCTGGACCGGCATCGCGGAACGGTCGGGGAATTGGGACATCGTCGCCACCAACACCGACGCCGTCACCCGCTGCCTGATCCGCGGCATCTTCACCGTCGAGGACGGTGCGTCATGAGTGACCTGGTCACCGTCGAAGAGGTCGAGCTGGTGTCGGTCGTCGACGGATTCATCCCCGTCCAAGGCCCACCCGGTGCCGGGCTCACGTTGAAGGGTGAGCTCGCCGACCCCGCCGACCTGCCCCCGGTCGGCAACAACCCGGGCGACGGCTACATCATCGGCGGTGACCTGTGGGTGTGGACCGGTGACGAATGGACGAACGCCGGCAACGTCCAAGGCCCCCAAGGCATCCCCGGCCCCACCGGACCCGAAGGACCGCAAGGCGTCCAAGGCGAACAAGGCCCCCAAGGCATCCAAGGTGTCACCGGTGCCACCGGGGCGACCGGTGCAACGGGCAGCCAAGGCGTGCAAGGGAACCCGGGGACCAGCACCCGCATCATCGGCGAGGTCGCCACCGTCGGGGCGTTGCCGGCGCCGGGCTCGGTGGCGGTCGGTGACTCGTACATCGTCACCGCCGACGGCAACCTGCACACGTCGACCGGCAGCGCATGGCTCGACGTCGGCCAGATCGTCGGCCCGCAAGGCCCGACCGGGGCGACAGGCTCGACGGGGGCGACCGGCAGCCAAGGGATCCAGGGTGTCACCGGCGCCCAAGGGATCCAAGGCATCCAAGGCCCCACCGGGGCCACCGGGCCCCAGGGCGATCCCGGTGAGCCCGGCGGGGCGCTGCTGTCGGCGTTCTGGACGTACGCGTCGAACACGTCTGCGCCACCGTCGAACGGGCAGATCAGATCCGACGCCGGCATCACCACGTTGTGGGTCGCCGAGGTCGACACCGACGGGATGAACCGGGCCGGTGGGCTCTCCACCGCGGAAGCCGGCGACACGATCCTCGTGCGGGCCGCCAACGGCACGTCGATGGATCTGCTCATCACCGGCGCCCCCGTGGATTCCGGCACCTACTACACGATCCCGGTGTCGGTCACCTCCGGGTCGGTCACCAAGGGCGCCCGGACGATGATCGGCATCCTGTCGCCGACACCGGTCGGGCTGCCCACTGGTGGCACCACCGGCCAGGTCCTGACGAAGACGTCGGCCACCAACTACGCCGCCACGTTCCAGACCCTCCCGACCGCCACCGACTCGGTCCCCGGTGTCGTCCGTCTCACCGTCGCCACCGCCGACGCCGACGCCCACGCCGCCCTCAACTTGGCTGTTTCCCCGGCGTCGCTCGCCAACCACGCCCTGCTCGCCGACCTGACACCGATCGTCGTCAAAGCCACCCAGCCGACTGCCGCCGACTACGGGCTGGCAACCATCCCCGTCGGCGCAATCTGGATCGAGGCCTGATGGCACTCCTGTTCGCTGACGGGTTCGAGGACGGCACCACGCCCTGGACACTGTCGAACTCGGCGCTCGGCACCGGACGGTTCGGGAACGGACTGGTCGCCGGCACCGCCGCCGGCCGGGCCGAACTCGGATTCACCGCCACGGCCGGCCCGATCATCGTCGGGTTCGCGTTCAAACCGGCCGGCGCCGGCGGGTTCGTCCAGTTCCACGCCACAGTGTCGAGCGCAGGGCTCCACGTCGGACTGACCCGCGGGGCGAGCGGCGAGATCATCGCCTACCGCACCTCGACCTCCAACGTTCTCGGCACGTCCGCCGTCAACGTTCTTCCCGCCGCCGCCTGGTCGTACGTCGAAGCGAAGATCACGATCCACGACACGACCGGCACAGTCGTCGTCCGGGTCAACGGGGTCGAGGTGTTGAACCTGTCCGGTCTCGACACCAAGGACGGCTCGGCTACCACCACGGCCCTGGTCGTGCTCGGCGGCGGGGTCGGCGGCGGAGCGGCCGGCGTCACTGCCAACGCCTGGGACGACGTCTACCTCGCCGATACCACCGGCTCGGTGAACAACAACTTCCTCGGCGAGCTCACCGTCGAACACCTCCGCCCCGCCGTCGACGACACCGCCCAATGGCTCGGCTCCGACGGCAACTCCACCGACAACTGGGCGCTCGTCGACGAGGCCGGCGCCTACAACGGCGCCGACTACGTCGCCTCATCCACCATCGGGCAACGCGACCTCTACACCCCCGCGGCGTCGGCCAGGGCGACCACGTCACCGGTGTACGGCGTCGTCGTCGCCGCCGTCGCCCAAAAGACCGACGCCGGCACCCGCACCGCGAAACTCTGCGTCAAAGAGGGATCCGGCGGGACCGTCCGTCAATCCGCCGACCTCGGCCTCCCCACATCGTTCGGTGAGCTGCGCGCCGTGTTCGAACGCAAAGGCGACGGCTCCCAATTCACCATCGCCGACGTCAACGCGCTCCGCATGGGGATGGAGGTGTCGACGTGACCGACGCCCGGCTCGCCCGTGTCTCTACCCGTGCCCTGACCGCGGGCACCCCCGCCGCACGCCTCGCCCAGATCAGCGCCCGGGCCCTCACCAAGCTCGGAGTCACCGACGCCCGACTCGCCCAGATCGCCCTCCGCGCCCTCGTCGCCATCCTCCCCACCGGTGCCGCCGTCAAGGTGTGGGACGGCGCCGCGTACATCGACGCCCCAGTGAAGACCTGGGACGGCGCCGCGTTCACCGACGCCACCGCCGTGAAGACGTGGAACGGCAGCGCGTTCGTATGAGGATCGGCGACAAGGACCCCGAAGACGTGTGGGACGACGGCGACCCCGTCGAAGCCCGCCTCGCCATCCTCGAACGGGTCGTCGGCGAGCTCGCCGCCCGCGCCGACCCAGTCGACCGCCACGAAGCGAGACGCCTCGACGCCCTGCGCCTCGTCGACAAGCTGATTGCCGTCAACGTCCCCCGGGGCCGTCTCGACCACATCCGTTACGCCCTGGAGAGGTTGACCTGACGTGGGCTCCCGCTACCTGACGGACCTGGCGGCGGTGATCCGCGCCACCGGACTCGAAGTGATCGAGGTCAGTGGCTGGCAGACCCGGGCCCGCGGGTCCGGTGGTTACGACTCCGGTCGCCCCAACCACGTGATGATCCACCACACCGCGTCGCCGGCATCGGCGGACGGGTGGCCCGACGTCAACTACTGCACCTACCACGACGAAGACGCCCCGCTGTGCAACCTGTACTTGAACCGGGGCGGCATCGTCTGGGTGTGCGCCGCGGGGGCGACGAACACCAACGGCAGCGGCCGGGACCCGTGCGGTGTCACCCCGGACGACTCGATGAACTCGCATGCGATCGGGATCGAAGCCGGCAACAACGGCACCGGTGAGCTGTGGCCCGATGCCCAGGAGAACGCCTACCTCGTCCTCGTCGAGGCGCTCGGGGTCGCCTACGGCATCCCGGTCGGCCGGGTCCACGCCCACGCCGAGTACGCACCGACCCGCAAGGTCGACCCGGCCGGCCCTGACCGGTGGGCGACCGGCGCCGCCACCTGGAACATGCACGCCTTCCGTGGCGACCTGATCGCCCCCGTCGCCCCGATCATCCCCGAACCCGAACCAGAACCGCCCCCGGAGGACGTCATGCCGATGTTCATCGCCCAGGACCCCGACGACTCGGACAACTACGCCACCGGCGACGGACTGTGGCGCCGCGAATGGAACGGCCCCAACTGGCATGACGAGCTGCGCCAGGTGATCAACGACCGCAACCGGGCCGGCACCCCCATCGTCGACTTGAAGACGGGCAAGCCGGTGACGTCACTGGTCGAGGTCACCGCCGCCTCCAAGTGGGGTGCCCGCCTCGGCGTGTCGATCAACGACGCCCTCGACTGACAGGAGACCACCATGCTCGCTGAGATCGCATCCGGGGAACGGGACACCGCCGACGTCCTGTTCCTCCTCGCCACCATCATCTTCGCCGTCGAGTTCATCCTGCTCGCCCTCGGCCGCGACACCGTCACCCGCGGCGTCCTCCCCGCGGCCGGGCTGGCCCTCGTCGCGTTCGCATGGATGCTCCTGTAAGAGGACGCCGGTTCGAGTGGTCATGGCCCGGCGCCGCCGTGCTCGTCCTCGCCGTCTGCCTCGGCGGAGGCTGGGCGACAGCGATCGTCCTGTCGGCATCGCCGCGCACCCCGCCGATCACCGACTCCACCAAGGACCTGCTCTCATCGATCGGCGGCGTCCTCGCCGGTGCGATCACCGCCTACATCGGCGGGCAGATCGCCCTACGACAACGCCGGAACAGGCCCCCAGAAGGCTCTGAGAGCGACGAAACCGACCCGGGAGGTGTCTAGGGTGCGGCGAATCCTGTACGGGCTCCTGGCCGTCGCCGTCGCCGCGGGTTGCACCCCTCGGGAGGTGCAGGCGTGGTTAGCGTGGCATCGCCGGGACCCGGCCGCCGCCGAACGCTTCGCCCGCGAGCTCCGACCGTCGGGTCTCGGCGGGGCCTGCGCCCAATGGTCCGCCAACGCACTCGCCGCCGGCTGGAGCTCGAGTCAGTGGCCCACCCTGGACCGGATCATGTACCGGGAGAGCAGGTGTCAGCCGGGTGCGCACAACCCGTCCGGCGCTACCGGCCTGTTGCAGATCATGCCGATGTGGGCCGACGACTGCGGCGGCTCACCCGGCGACTTGTACGACCCCGGGTTCAACCTCAGGTGTGGCCGCCACGTCTACCGGGTCCAAGGCTGGGGCGCCTGGTCGACTTACTGATGAGCGGGCTAGTCGGTCCAGATCGTCAGGTTCACCCCGTGATCGGGGTGATACGTCCAGCGGGCCTGATAGTCATCCCAGCTGTCCTCCTGCTGGCCGTCCAGCGCCCGGGTCGTGCCGATGTGGTCGAGCACTCGCTCCGGGATCGCCAACGCGTCGAGCGCGCAGTCATAGACGATGCCGGCCAGCAGCCCGCTCTCGGTCATCCCGTAGTCGCTGTCCGCGCCGTACGCGCCGTAGATCGTCAGCGTCTGCTCGTCGGCGTTGTACATCTCCGCCATGACCTGGTCGATGAACTGATCACGAGTCAGACCCTCGCCGTCAGCGGTGATCTTCAACACGTCGCGGAAGATGGTGCCGACTTCGTCGTGGCGTGCGGCGAGCTCGGCCTTCGCGCTGTCGCCGGTGCACTGCGCGTGAGCGGCTTCGAGGCTGTCGACGGACACGGCATCGGTGGTGGCAGACCCGGTCGTGTCCGGGTCCCGTACGCCGGCAGCCTCACCGGCGTTGCCGCAGCCGGCGAGCAATCCCAGCGCCGCAGCGGCGATCGGTATGGTCAGTTTCAGGTTCATCGATTCACTCCTATTGGATCGGTGGGTCTAGGTCCCCGGTGCGGCACGTGACGCCGCGTCGGGGACCGCTGACGTTACCGGCCGGTAGCCGAACGCGGTTTCATCAAGATTGACGAACCCGTGGCTAACACCGTGGCTAACAGTGGGCTCCACCTGGGGGCCGACCCTCGTCGTCACTGCCATCTAGCAGGACTTTTCTCGTCGGGCTGGGGAGATTCGAACTCCCGACCTCTTGACCCCCAGCGGAATCCGGTGCACTGTGGTGCCGGTCCATGCAGAGACAAACTGCCAGGGTGCGGCCACTATTCAGTGCACCAGCGTGCATACTGGTGAACACGCCTGCGGACCCCCGTGGCTAACAGTTGGCTAACACCCTGCGGAGGATCGACATGTCGAAGACCAACCAGCGACGCAACGCCAACGGTCGCGGCTCGGTGTGGTGGAACGAGGACCGGCAGCGTTACGTCGGCCAGATCACCGTCTACGACACGTCCGGCACACGGCGGCGCCGCACCGTGTTCGGCCGCACACAGGAAGAGGTCGAGCACCGCCTCGAGCAGCTCCGCACCGCCGCCAACGCGAGCCCGGACCTGCCGGCCGGGCTCACCGTGTCACGGTTCATGACCTACTGGCTGACCGACGTCCTGCCGGCCGAGAACAAGCGGACCGGCACCGCCACCAACTACGCCAACGTCGTGCGCCTCTACATCGACCCCACCGTCGGACGCATCGAGGTCGCCGCGCTGTCCCCCGCCGATGTCCGCCGCATGCTCTCGTCGATGTCCCGCCGGGGCCTGTCCCCCAACACCCAGCGCCTCGCCCGTTCGGTGCTTCGCCGGGCACTGCGCTCGGCAGAGATCGATGGACTGGTCACCCGCAACGTGGCGGCGCTCGTCGACGGCGTCCGGGTGCCACGGCCGAAGAAGGGCACCCTCGACCCGGACGAGGCCCGCTCACTGCTCGCACTCGCCGAGGCCCAAGGCCACGGCGCGCTCATCACCGTGCTGCTCGGACTCGGACTGCGCCGCGGTGAGGCGCTCGGCCTGCGGTGGCGCGACATCCGTCTCGACGCCCCACGCGCCACCCTGACCGTCGCAGGTGCCATCGCCAAGGCCGACCGGGGTGCGTTGTGCTGGGAGCAGGCCAAGGCCGACTCCGAACGTACGGTGCACCTCCCCCGCGCCGTCGCCGACGTCCTGCGCCGGCATCGCAGCACCCAGGCAGAAGAACGCCTCGCGTACGGCCCCGGCTGGGCGCGTGACTGGCCCTTCGACGACATGGTGTTCACCACGTCGGTCGGCACCCCCCGAGATCCCGACAAGACGACCCGTCTCGTCACCACACTGGCGGCAGAAGCCGGGCTCGGACACTGGACGCCGCACGGCATGCGGCACTCGGCGGCGAGCATCCTCATCGCCCAGGGCGTCCCGCTCAAGGTCGTCTCGGAGATGCTCGGCCACTCCTCGATCCGGGTCACCGCCGACATCTACGGGCACCTCATGGAACCGGCCCGCCTGGAGGCCGCCGACGCGATGCAGGCGGCGATCTTCGACCGTTAGCCCGGCAGTGCCTCGCGGATGTCATGGGCGATCAGGTAGATGTGACGGCGGTGCTCGACCGGGAGTCCGCGGAGTATCCGGATGTGCTCAGCGAGCTCGAGCTCCTCGACGGTGAGCGGCTCCGGTGGGCTCAACTCGATCTGCTCGCCGGCCTGCAGCTCCAGGAGCTCGCGCAACTCGAAGTGGAGGCCGGTGGCTATCCCGTGCAACGTCTCGACGCGAGCCTTGCTCTGCCCGGTGAGGTCCTCGATCGAGCGGTACGTCTCGACTCCGAGCCCGCACCATTCGGCCGCCTCGATCTGGGACAGCCCGTAGAAGGCGCGCCGCTCCGTCACTGCTAGTGCGATCTCGCGGTGCGCGGCTCTGCGGGTACTCGTCGGCATGAATCTTCCGATGACGGTACCGACCGGCTGAGTTTGTGCACAGTCATGCACGGCCGTGAACGGCCCTGCACAATCCCCAGGTTCAACAACTAATCCCCATGAAACGCCCTCTTGTATCCACAGGGCTGCACCTGCTTGCCTGCTCACAAGGCGGGCGCCACTCCAGATAGTTGGGGGTTAGCAGGATGTCGGAGAGCGAGATGCCAGCGGCCGCCAGTGTGCGACTCCACAGCGTCGCCGTCGCCGCCGACCTGCTCGGCGGCATGTCGCAGCGCTTCGTCTGGCAGCTGATCGCCGACGGTGTCCTGTCCCGGGTCAAGATCGGCCGGCGGACACTGGTGCGCGACGACGAGCTCGCCGCGTTCATCGACGCCAACACCCTCGCGTCGTGACCGACACCCCGGCCACCGCGGTGGTGAGCGTCGACGACGCCGCAGAAGCCGACCTGATCCGCACCCTGAAAGAAGCGTGCGGCTGGCTCCACTACCGGTTCGTTCACTTCCGCCCGGCCCGCACCCTGCACGGGTGGCGCACCGCCGTCGAGGGTGACGGCAAAGGTTGGCCCGACGTCATCCTCGTCCACGACACGGCGGGCGTCATGTTCGTCGAAGTGAAGGCCGCCGGTGGCCGGCTCACGATGGAGCAGGAGCAGTGGGGGCATGACCTCACCCGGGCCGGCGGGGCCTGGCGCATGGTCCGCGGCCAGGTCGAGATGGGCGCCTTCATCCAAGAGCTCGCCACGAAGGCGAGCCGAGCGTGATCGGCTGGCTGCTCGTCGTCGGCGCCGGGCTCGTCCTCGGCGTGTTGATCGAGTACACGCAACGCCGCGCCAACGACCGGGCCGAACGCGAACGCGCCCGCACCTCACACCACCGACTACTCGCGGAGATCAGGAGACACCCATGAACGGCAACGGATGTCAAGCGACACAGATCAACGTGTTCTTCGGCGACGACTACGTCAACACGACGTGCTCGTTCTGCGCCATGGGACAGGCCGTCCTAGTGCTCCACGATGACGAGCACGACGCCATGGCGGGAATGTGTCTCTCCTGCATCAGGACCGTGCGGGCGGCGTACGACGGGCTCATCGGTCCTGACGGCAGGGTCCGTCACCCGGCGTCATGGTGAAGCGTCGCTGCGCGGGCTGCACAGCCGTCATCGACGGGCGTCCGAACAAGCTCTACTGCTCGCCACGATGCCGTTGGAGAGTGGGCAAATCTGCGGAGAAAACTTCCGCAGTTTCGTCGGTCATTCGGGGCTCGAATGGGGTGCTGATCGCCACCGTCGCCCGGCTCGGCTACCTCGGGGGGCCGACCTCGACGGTGCTCGATGTCACGTACGGGAAGGGGTCATGGTGGACCCGCTACCGTCCGCCGGCCCTTGCCGCGCACGATCTCTACACGCTCGACGAGGTCGACTTCCGCGACTTGTCCGAGCCGGACGACTCGGTCGAGGTCGTGTGCTTCGACCCGCCGTACATCTCGACAGGCAGCCGGGAAACGTCGTCGGTCGACGATCTGTACGACCGTTTCGGTCTCGGGGAGTTGAAGGGTTGGCGGATGATCCGCCGACTGATCGACGCCGGCCTGGCTGAGTGCACCCGCATCCTCGCCCCCGGCGGCTACCTGCTCGTCAAGTGCATGGACTATGTCGAGTCGGGCCACAAGGTGTGGAACACGTTCCACGTCGTCGACGAGGCCGAGCACCTCGAGCTGCGCCTGGTCGACCGCTTCCACCATCACACCGGAGGTGGGCCGCAGGTGCAGACCAACCTCGACGGCTCACCGCGAGAGCAGAAGCACGCCAGGGAGGTGACATCGATGCTGCTCGTCTTCACGAAATGAGCCGCCCGAAGCCAGCCGGGGTGGTCGGCGAGGCCGTCGCCGAATGGTCGCTAGTGCGTTCAGGCTGGGAGATCACCGGGCGACAGGTGAACACCGCGTCCGGTCACCGAGCCGACTTCTCCGCCATCAACCCCGCGGTGGGGGAAGAGGAGTGGTTGGTCGAGGTGAAGGTGTGGGGCGCTGGGCCATCGGGCCGAGACACCGTCAAAAAGGCAATCGCCGACGCCTACGACCTGCACGAGGCCGGCGAGGAACGCCCCTTCCTGCTCGTGCTGTCCCATCCTCAGACAGGTCTGCTCGGCGCCATGATCCGTCGCGCCCGGCGGGCCGGGGTGATCAACGACGTGCTTGTGATCGGGGCGTCGCAGCACCCTGATGGGAACGGTGCGCCATGACCACCGTCGAGTCGTCGGCGTGGCAGGTCGTGGGTGATCTGGAGGTGTTGGCGCCGGCGTGGGTGTCGGCGTTGGGTGAGTTGCAGGAGATCGTCCGCTCCCGCACCGCCAACGCCGGCACCTACTCGTACAGCTACGCCGAGCTGGGGGACATCACCAGCCATGCCCGCAAAGTCCTCTCGAAGCATGACTTGGCGGTGTTTCAGGTGGCGACGATCGAAGCGGGGGACATCACCGTGCGCACCACCGTCATGCACACATCCGGGTCGCATCTCCTGTTTGCCCCGTTCCGGTTGCCGGCGGGGAACACGGCCCAGAACACGGGTAGCGCCGCCACGTATGCGCGCCGGTACAGCCTGATGTCGATCCTCGGTCTGGCGACCGAGGACGACGACGGTGCCACCGCTGCGTCTAGGCCGCCGGCGACCCTGTCGGAGGCGAACGTGGAACGGTTCCTCACCGCCGCCACCGATGCCGGTGTCGTCGTGGCGGACGTGGTGGAGACCGCCACGGGGGGCAGGACGACGGATCCGGCCGACGTGTACGTGTCCGAGGTCGCCGCCCTGCGCGATGCCCTGTCGCGGGCAGCGAAGGCGCGGGAAGATGCGAGCGGGGTGGGTGAGCAGATCAGCCCCACTCCGGACGCCACCGTGGAGGGCGGTGATGGGTAGGCGCGTCTACCCGTTGCCGCCCTGGTGGCGGATCGTCGAACCGCTCGAGGATGCGCTCGACGGCGTCCCTGACGACCACGATCTGGGCCGCTCAGAGCTCGACCTCGAGCGCCTGGCGGGCGACGAAATGGAACCGTTGATCGAAGCCCAGTGGGACGAGTGGAGAGAGGATCACCGATGAGATGGCCGGTTCGAGATGGGTGAAGATCGACACGTCCTATCTGCGGAATCCGAAGGTGACAGCAGTGACGTCGGGGGCCCGGCTGTTGCATTTGGCGTCGATCCTGTACACCGCCGACCAGCTCACCGACGGTCACATCCCTGCCCGCATGCTGCCAGAACTCGCAGGTCAGGCCGGATTATCGAGGAAGACGACGGGGTCGCGGGTTGCCGAGCTCGTCACCCGACAGCTGTGGGTGCCGAACGGCGACGGATGGGACATCCACGACTACCAGTTGATGAACCCGCAGGCGATGAGGGTCGCCGTCGAGGCCGAGCGGGCGGCGTGGCGGGACCGTCAGACCAGGCACCGGCACCCATGAATGTCACGGGTGGAGTCACGCCGTGACACTTCTCGATGTCACGGGTGGAGTCACGGGGACGAGACGAGACGAGATAACTACTTACATTCTTAAGACTCTTACGTTGTTACGCGAACCGGCTCCGAAAACCGGAACACGATGACCTCACCAGCCAACCACCCACCCGCCTGCACCCGGTGTGCCGGCACCGGCTGGCAGCCAGGCCCACCCATCCACGCCACCGCCCAAGGCCAACCCGTCGAGTACACCACCGTCACCCCATGCACCCACATCTGGTGGGATGACGAACTGTTCGACCCGGAACCCGAGCTCACCGTCGACGAGACACTCGCCCGCCTCAACGCGGTACGCGCCACCCTCGAGCGGATGGGGTGAGCATGGACCCGGTGAACGGTGGACTACCACCGCCAAGCCCACTCCTGCCACGGTTCTACACACTCGACGAGGTCGCCCCAATCCTGCGCCGCAGCCCGAAAGCACTACGCCAACTCCGCTCTCGAGGACTTGGCCCACCGTTTCACCGACTCGCCGGCCGCCTCGTCATCGAGGAACGGGAGCTACTCGACTGGATCGCCATCGAGCTGGAGTCCACCGATGGGAATTGACCCGCTGAACGACTCCGACCGGGACTACGCCGACCGGTTGATGACGTTCATCGTCGACCACATCGGTAAGCCGTACACCGCCGAGGAATGCGGGCACGTCCTCGAACTACGACCGGAGCGGGTGCCGTGCCCAACGTGCGGGGATCCGATGGTACGGACAAACGAGCGCGGCGCATCGTGGGCCTGCCATCGGTGCGTGCTGCTGGTCATCCCGATGGGACGGGACGACGCTCCACGCCCCGCCCGCAACACCCAACGCCACATGCTCGACCACCGCCCGATCGATGGGGACTGACAATGGAACCGCTGTCCAACACCCCCAACCCCCCCAGTTTTTTGAGGCCCCAGACCGGCACAGCCC